ACATTCTTTTTAGGATAACCCAAAGCATCTACTTGGCGAGTTAGCTTTTCAAGCTTACGCAAGTCTTTTAGAGTTACATCAAAAACAATATTAGGCTTTCTGTCAGGATCAGCAGAAAGTACAGATGCAAAGAAAGCTGCTCTTCGACGGTCAGGCAAACCTAAAGCATCACCAATAATTTCATGTAGTTTAGATACATTATCGGGGTCTTTTAATTTGCTTGCCAAATCTTTTAGATCAACACCAAATTCATCTTTAACACGTTTATTGATTACACTGGACTTAGCAGCTAACTGCTTTAACTCATCAACATCAAATACTTTACCTTCTATCCCAACAAGATTAGAAAGCACAAAGCCTTTACCAGAACCAGCACCGCCAGCCATGATTACAACATTACCAAATTTAGGATATGCTTTACCACCAAAAGTAATGAGTTTTTCTAATAAAACTTCTGCTTCTTCATGCAGTGCTTGTTCGGTGAAGTGCTTAAAAGATTTCATTTTAGCCTCATTGAATTAATTCTAAAACTATTTATACAATGTAAAAAGGGAACATTATCGTCCCCTTTTAATCCACACTTCTTTATGTCCGTTTTTATTTTTAATCTGCACCTCAAGTAAATCTTTGCCTTTAGACTTCAAATAATATTGCACTTGATCTAAAAGTCTGATTGCAAAAGTTGCAGTTTCATCACCAGCAACAAATGTCATAGCTCTACAGTAACTCACCTGTGCGTCCAGCATCAACATCTAAGTCAATGTCAGAATTAAAGTAATAATCCCAAAAGAGATTACATGCCATTTCCCGACCTTGTTTGGTGTTCATCATTTCACCCCACCTGCAACCATGTCGCTGTGATATCACCTGTGATGCTCGCCATAGAATTCTATTTTCCATAGCAGTGATGTAGTCGGGACCATATGCGGCTTGAACATCTTCTGGTTTAACACCATCTGCTTCTAGCATTTGTTTAAAACCTTCGCTGTACCAAGTCTCAGGGTCATCCCAATCAGGTTCTTGATAATCACTCATAGTGATGCTCCTACAATAATGAAACCAAGTGCTACTGCCATACAAAACAAAAACATTGTCTTTGGCACCCAAGGATACTTATCTTTCTTTTCTTCCTGCATTACGCAATCTCCATTTCTGTAATACGATAGCTCTTTTTCCAACTCTTCATCAGAGTTTCAGCAGATATATCACCATCACTGGATTCATCCAACATTTCTGCAATATTATCAAACTGTTCAATTAGATACTCTTCTGCTTCGGACAAAGTGGAAAGAGTTTTCAACTCAAGCCACTTGTCAGTGCTAGTAAGGTAGAACTCGATAATATAGTGAATCATTTCCATTTCCTACATGCTTGTTTGGAAGCTTTACGCTTTTTGTTGGCTACCACCTTTTTCTGGTAGTAGCCTTTGCGGAGTTGTGCTGCGATGGGATTACGCATTTTTCAATACACTGTACAGCACCTTATCGTGCCACTCTGGGTCAGCGTCTTTGAGAATGCCGAGAGGAGTACCACCCTCTTTCATCAGTTGGGCATACTGTTCTACACTGAACAACTGCATGATCTTCTTCATCACTTTGGCTTTGGTGAAAGGACCACCATGCTTGAACCGAGCAATGAAGAGTGGCTTCTGGGTGCCAACACGGCTCGGGTGAACGTTTGGTGCATCTTCGTAGTACTCGGCAGTCTCGTAGGGACCGTGGTAGTGAAGGTAGCCACCGAAGTATTCAAACTGGGTCTTGTCAAAAGCAGTCATGTCTTTCTCTCTTTCATCAACTTACATAATTAATATAGAGACTAAAAAAGGGTGCGTCAACACCCTCTATTCATCTTTTTTATATTTTTTTGACCACGCCTCTTCAAAACCAATATCATTGGCCTCATGATTGTACCAGACTCTTTTAGTATAGCTGCGTACCATATTCTCAACATTTTCATCTGACCAGTCATCAGGCAACAAGTACCCTTTGACTGACCAGAATAGACGTGCAGCTTCCTTTCTATCCATGCTACGCCAATTTTAAATCATCGACTTCAGATGATTCTCTAGAATCCCAGACCTCAATAAACTCAAGAGAGTCTGGTCCATGCTCGGCAATTTCTCGCCAAGCAGAGTCCATTGTATTTACTTGAATAAAGTCCGAAGAATCCTCAAACTTAATAAAGATCAGATTTTGATCCTGCATGTCAACACGTTCAATCATAGTAAATCTCCTTACGCAGCCATATCATAACTGGGGTAGTCTTCGCCGAAGATAGTCTCAGCAGGAACTCCAGCATGATACTGCTTCATAGCATCATCTAGAGGCTTGAAGTTAGGAGTGCTGGTGTAGTAGGTGCCTACATACCACTTCTCTTTAACAGTACACCAGACATAGAGATATTCTTCACCGCAGTTAGGGATGAAGACTTCTGTTGCATCCTTCATCTCAACTTCACCATCCTGCTCTTTGTAAACATTCTTCTCATCAGTAGCAGTCTCTTCTACAGTCTCTTTCAGACTGGACATGTCGCCCAGAGCTACAAGGTCAAGAATAGTGTCAGTGTCATTGTACACAGCGTTCAAAGTCTGACCTACACCCCAGAGACCACCATCCCAGTGGCAGTATGCGGAAGCAAAAGTCTTCCAGTCAGAGGTAATCATAATATTAGCACGGGTAGCCATCTGGCAATTCCTTTCTCAAGGGGTTCAATCAACTTACATGATTAATATAAACACTCTTAGGATAGTGTCAACCAAAAAGATTAATGATTCGGTGATTTTTTCCACGATAAACATCAAAGTGTGCAGGTATCGTAGTTTTCTCTTTCATATCTAATACAGGCACAACCACTGGTATACGATCAGTGGTTTTAAACCCGTCTCTTTCAAAGAACCATTCTCCAAATGTTTCGTCATATCCTAAAAATTTGTTATAGAGTGTGGTCATTGGTCCATATTCTATCTTATTGGATTTTAGATATGAGATAAATCTTTTGCAAAAATCAGGAGTATAGAATATCGCAACTGTTCCATGACAAGCAAGCATTTTCATATTTATGTGATCTTCAAGATACACCATGTCGGGATAATCTAGATATGCATCATGCTCTATGATTAAATGAGGAACAGTATCATTTGCACAATCTTCCCAACATTTTATTTTTGTTGTAAAGCTGGCATATTCTTCTGGTGATCTTATAAAAGTGTCATCTGACCAAGAGTATGAATTATATGTCTCATCATCATAAAGAGTTTGTGGAGTTATAGCATCAACTAACTCCACATCAAAGTCGGACCAAGAAGGGAGACAGTAAGCAGCATACGCCTCTGAAAGTCTGTCTCCCTTAATTCGAATCATTCTAACTCGAAAGTTGCTCATGCCATTTCTTCAAGAAAGGTAGATGATTTTTAAGAATATCTGCACACATAAAAGCAACTTCTCTGTGTTCTTTCTGCGTACCGTTACCACACCGCAACTCACAATAATGCATCCATGAACGAATATTGCCCTTCATATACATACGAGACTGCATGTTGCCCTCTGGCAGTACGGCACGTGCCTGTTCCTTGGCAATACCATTCTCAATAGCCCACTTGTAGGCAAGATTTGCTTCATGCACAATCTGCTTTTGCTTTGCTTCCCATGCCCACTTCAGTTCATCATCATCTGTTTCAATAGAGTTTTGGCGATTCTTAGTGTCCTGTAGTCGTGCTTCACGCATATACACAGCAAGGTCTTTAGTTGGGTCAGCATACCGTTGGCTAAACTCTTGGAATGAAAACGAACGGTGCCGCAGAATTTGCCGTGCAATATCCCGTGTTGTATTAATTTCAAGAATCATGTCAACCATTTCAAACGGAGACCAGTGCTTGTTATCAATCAAGTATTTCAAAAGTTTGTCAATTGTATCAAAGTTATGCTGATTGCTTGGATTAGAAATTCTAGCACAATACCCGATAATGTCTTGAGCAGACATTTTCTTGCCACTGCCATCCTGATAGGCATTAACCAGTGAGGAAGTAATTGCTACAGGAATTACGGTTTGATTCATATCTTAAAGTCCTTAAATTTATCGCCAGAAGGGGTTTTATCGAATACAGGAATACCATCATCAATGAGAGTCTGATCGGTTGCTTCAACGTCATATAGTCTCATCTTTGATCTATCTATACCCACTACAAATCGCTTGTACTTACTAGGATCATTGTAGCGGTTCTTTAGCTGCTTGACCATAATCTGACCAGACTGATCAAGTTCTTCATTAGATACAAGAGCAAACATTAGGTCAGCAGTAGCAGGTAGACCAAATGACTCAGACGTATCTTCAAGACCAGGATCAGAGTTGCCATAGCCAGAGCGAGTAGTTTGTGTGGCACTCATAACAGGAACATCAAACTCAACAGCAAGACCACGCAGTTCCTCTGCAATTGCTTTGATGTAAGTGTAGGAGTTGATAGCGCCACCCATAGACTTCATGCGAGATGATGCACAAATGTTCAGATAGTCAATAAAGATAATGTCTGGAGTAAAAGACCGCTTGAGACGTAACTCTTTTAGCAACGCTCTAAAGTGGCCAACATGAGCAGAGCCAGTTGGATACTCTTTAACAATTAGTTTACCGACAGTCTTCTTTGCAAGACTATTAATTTTCTCAGAGAACATAGTCTTCGGTAGCTTATCTAGCTGGTCAATGGGAATGTCCAGTAGATTAGCATCAATACGCTCTGCAATACGCTCTTCTGCCATCTCCATAGTGATGTACAGAACATTCTTGCCTTGTAGTAGCGCACTAGCACCAACATGACACATAAACAGAGACTTGCCTACACCTGTACCAGCAAGTGCAATGTTCAGTGTCTTGTCAGGCAGACCACCTTTGGTAATCTTATTGAAGTTCTCAATATCAAAAGGCAGCTTTTCTTCTACACGATTATAAAAGTCAAATCGCTGCTCGGCATTATCAATGTAATCGTGTCCGATATTTACATCAAATGCAACACCCAGAGCCTCAGAGAGAATATCTGGAATTGCATTCTTTGTCATCTTCTCATGTTTACCATCAAGAATATTAATAGATTCCATGATAGCAATATGAAGGGCACGTTCTTGACACCACTTCTCAGTTTTCTCAATAAGAAAGTCTTTGTCAATATCTACAGGTGCAAAAATCTCTGGAAGCAATGCAGAGACTTCTGTGAACATATCATCTGAGATTTTCTCATTCTGTTCAAGGTCAATACGAAATGCTTCCAGAGTAGGTAGTGTATTATGTTTTTCAACATAGCCA